CTCTGAAAAAGGAAAAATCATTTCAAGTTTAGCGATTGTACTAGGCCGTGGCCCACCTACTAGCTACCGTAGGGTTAATTTAACGTCTTTCGACGTGAGGTTAAGGTATGACACCAGGATCATACATCAAAGGGACAGCTACGAAGACGGATAATGAAAAATCATCAGCCGCACTAACATAAACGTCAAACCCCATAAGTTGACCAGCCACTATCTGGGCCAATCTAGACACAACAACCCATCCACTATTGATAATGCGTAGACCAGCTGGAGCGGTTGTGCGCGCCGCTGAATACCGATACCTAGTGTGAAAAGGAAGTTCCAAATCTAACGGTTCATCACGGTACGCGGCACTTGCTCCGGACCATCCTGATGTGGTGAGACATCGATTAAGAGTGGCTTCACGAGCAATAAGCGATGGAGTAGCTCCTTCAACGGGCAAAGCTGACATTGCAAAAGTGTTTGTTTGCGTGCGAGCAATAATACTATTACACTGGTTAGGCGATAAAGGGGACAATCTCACTCGTATCCCACCTCTCCTGGCCAAATAAGCAGGTGAAAAGTAATTCAAATGCGTCATCTGCGAATAATTGTAGGGTACGGCGCCAGCCAAATGAACCGCTCCACTGACTTTCCCTGGATGCAAAGGGAAGGTAGGCGAAGATATACGAATGCCTCCACCCGATGCAGGTAATGCATGCGTAACAGAGTACATATACCTCTTCAATATAGTGCGCAAAGTGACAATCGGGTCCCCATGATGAATCGCCGGACCAGCTTTGTGAACAGAATTGCCAAAAGTGTCGTGATTGCCCAAGGCAACTGGGTAAAACTTTGAATCAGCAATAACCTCTCCGGATTGAGGAACATATCGGAGTTGATTCAAGCCTGACACGATCGGATCGAAAACTTCAAAATCGTCCAATGCACTCACGGAAACCAAAATGGTAACTGGAGAGGATAGATTGGGGTTAGGAGCTGTAAGTTCATTCATCACAATCAATGACAAGGTACCATTGTGGGATGCTGTTGTGTATGGTAAATTGCCAGTAGGTGAGGGATCATTCGTGTAGAAAGGAGAGATGTTAGTTACGGGAGCAACATCCAGGTAGGGAAAAGGCACATTCCATCCCACATCAATAACTGCCTCCTTTTCCTGGGCTAAATCCCACACGTATGTGTGCTGAATGTTGTGATCTGCCATTACAGCAGATCCCAAGTTAGCAGTCAACGCCGATGGATCATAAACAATGCGAATTCGCCCGCGATGGAATGTTGAAGAAACAACCCTAAAACGATAGCGAATCGAACCGCGCCAATAATTAAAAGGTTGTGCAACCCAACACATGGGAGTCTGCGCATAAGTCACAGCTCCCGCTGCTCCGGTACGCTGTGCCAATGTGGGCGACACCAAGATTTGAAACAACCTAGTACCCGGAACCACAGCTTGACCCATGTTGAACTGTGTCAAATATGATTCGCGCGATGCGATTGATGCGATTGTCATCTCATCCTTACCATCAGCCCCAACCACACGCGGGTCTATAGTGACTTCCGCCTTATCATCGAAGGTAGATTTGTGTATTGGATCATGTGCAGCCGCAGATGCCAAAGCTGGAAAGTGTCTAATCTTGTTAAAAACAGTATTTGACACTATAGCAGGTTTGGTAAAACCAAAATACTTAGCAGCATCACCAATACGCGTGGCCTGCATTGAAGTGGCCATCGCATACGGCCCTATAAATGGTACTCGAGATAACAATCCGGCAAATTGAGCTACAATGTATGAGGGTCGGGAAATAACGCCATCCCCGTACTCGTCACTGCTTTGCGGCACCATAGTAGGTGGTAACGCCAGCGTAGGTCCTCCCAATACCACATTCTCGGCCCAAGTCACAACAGTAACGGTAATGTTTTCGACTATGCCTGAGACATGTCGAAGGGGAACCAATTCTCTCAAATGTAACGTGGAAGCAAACTGCATGTCGTTTATATTGACATCATACGCATTGTTCTGCCACAAAAACGGCAATCGCATGCAAGCTCCTTGAGAACAAGTAGGATCTATATACGCGTGTGGCCGTTGTGAATCTCGAACATTTAAGATATCAAAAGCTACGGGTGAGGGGGTGTCCATGCCATCTAGAGGACCATTGAAATGCACGGATGCTAATAACATGCCATAATGAAATGGAGTGCCATTCACCAATATTTTGACGCACATATCACATTTCAACATCTTGTGATGGGCCAATCTGTTAACAACCTTCTTGTTGGCCCAAAAGGTGGCAGCGGGGTTCAGAACTTGCGGTAAAAAAGGTGTGTCAATAGTCCAAGAGTATGTTGCCAGAGCCACGGGCCTGGCAAAAAACTTGTTGGGGTCCACCTCAGAAACATCCGACTGATAAAACGAATCGTCACGAGCAGATGAGAACATGCACTCTATATCCGAAGTATCATCCGCATATCGCGTCAACACCTGATCGACATTTGATGATGAGTCCACAATCTCTGTTAACTCCCCCGATTGGTGCTCATAATCACCACTATCACTCACCATAGAATCCACACAATCGTTGATAGGAAGACAAAAAGCAGGATAATCACAAGCAAAATAATAGCGTGATAAACGAAATATATCTGGCTCCAAAACCTCGTCTTCAGTGGTCAATAAAAAATCGTCCGAGTGCGTGTCATATTCGAATGTTTCCACAGTATCAGAAAAGCTGACTCTGGAAACTTCTAGCGGGTCATCCAACCCTTGCAGATTACTGCCATTTTCAGTTTGAGGGTTACTAATCCTCTGGGTCTCAATCGAAAGATTGTCCCATGTGTTGCTTTGTAATGTATTTTCGAGTGATATGTACATAAGGAGAATACACTCATAATCCCCTCGACAAATGGTAAATATATACAATGAACAAGCTCTGGAGTGGTCGTACCAATACCACTCCACAGTAATCAGTGCTCACTAAGAGGAAATTTTCTCTATCATCTCCGCGAAAGGGAGATTCAAATTGATAGAGTGTGCAAGAAAACCACAGTCTACAGCCACATTCCTCAATTGTGACCGGATCAACTCGTAGTAGTTCTCACCGCGGGGGGCAAATTCCCGCAAGGCCCCGTCCACCACGGAGCCAGCCCATTCCTCATCACTCAACTCCGGTGATGGCAATCGAACATGAAGAGATTTATAGACGGAGCTCTCCTCCAACACTCCAACGCGCCTTCCAAGCGCCTCAACCCGAGTATCTTTGCGTTTAAGAAAATCTACATTTTTGAGATTCAAGTATTTCTGGTGCTCCCCTTGTTTGGACGGAGGAGTATACTTCATTCCGATCGAATTGATATATGCCGATTTCGTGATGTTGTTGAAACTATCACACTCCATGTCAACACTCCCAATATCATCATCTCCATAGGTCATCAGTCGTACGTGATCTGAGAATCTCTTAAAACCGCAGGTGTGGAAAAAAGCACAGCGATTGATCAGAGAATTGACTATAGAGTTGACATAGACAGTTATGTTGTGACCGGAGGGATTACCACCACACATTTGTACTAGTGTCCCATTGAAAGCTACCACCGGGTAAACGACGTCCAATGCTACAGACCGCATGATGCGCAAATCACGCTGCGTGTATCCCGAACGTTCAGCGCATCTAATCAAAATATCAAAGGCAGCCGACGTTAGACTAGGGCTCATTCGCTGGTCATACGCGCTGTAATCGCCTGCTATAACTCGATCCTCGCCAAATTCCTCTATATGCTTCATCATCTCCTCCCATTCTGCATTGAAGGCATTGATACCTACCGCACACTCCGAAGCGAGAGGATACATAGAAAGATGAGAGACTAGTGGCAAGAAATATTTCCGCAAAATCATTTTTAAGACCAGCGGAGCTGCCTGAAAGATGCGAGTCTTGGTAGCATCAAGTTTCACGCCTTCGTCTTTAGGAGCGGCTTTGAAAGGAAAATAACACCGGTATCCCTCTAGATATCGTGCCTCTGCTTCATCAAATTCTAGCAAAACACTATCATCCATTTCCATGTTCACAGTATGACCAGGTAAAGGATCACCTTGTGATAACAAGTTCTTGAGTGGCCCCCGCATAGGAAACCCAATTGCAGTATTCAAGGGCATGCGGTTAAGAAATTTGTCGCCGTCTAAGCCATTAATGATCGATGAAAGATCCAATGGACAAAGTGGTTCATCAAACAGAGATAATACCCCTGAGAGATAATCGGCTGATGCAAGTACTATGTCCGCCGGTGCAGGACCAATACTAGGATGCGCGAACCCATCCATGCACACGCTCCAAATGTGCCACGGAGGCACTCTGGGAGGACCCATAGGTGGGGGACCATGCTTGCGAGCGACACCAGTGTACTCTTCAACTTTCTGCGAAATATGGGATGAAATAACGTTAGACCTGTATGTGGCCCCACCTACGCAAGATCCGTGCACCAAAATACTCGCATCATCATCTAGGTGCTGAGTTGGACATTTGGGTGCTATTGGACGCTCAAAGACAAAAGGCGTGTCTCCCAGGTGTTGCTCAAATGCAACCGTAGGGATAGAAGAGGCTTCACCCCTGGTATGAAGACCAGGAAGCGCCTCAAAAAAACTACACGCTTCTTGCAATTGATTTCGAAGGACAACTCCTAAACACCCCTTCGGTGTACCGGTTTCCCCAGCTAAGTGAAAACCAATGATGTGCGGTGACTTAGTTTCAGAAACAAAAGCACCCATACACAAGCCCTTGAAGGTGTTAAAATTGAAGGAGTAAAGAGCACCAAAGTATGAATCCACAATAGTCGTGATCTGCTGAAAAGATACTCGCACGGTATCGGCGATGATCTTACCGTCCTTACCGCGAAAACCAAAGGAACAAACACTCGATCCTTCCGGTTTAGTTCCAGGAAAATAATCCAGGAGATCAACTCGCTCGCACCCTCCAGCGCAATATGTAACACACAAATCTGTTCCAGGAATGTAAAAAGTGGTGGACACGGAAAGCTTGGATCTATAACGGTGATGGTTTCTCCCCAAACTCACCCGTGAAGTAACCTCAATCTCGCAATCGTCTTTCATAAAGTGGCGTGGGAGAATCAAAAGATGAGTCCTTAGAAAGAAGCCACCTACGAATCTGGTTCCATCCTGGATATAGACCATATTCTTCTGTATCAAAACGGTAAGCGCCTTGTGATCTGTAGTACTAGATTTCTTCGTGTAATCTTTCAAACGCGCCTTAGGTAACGAAGCTGCCCATGGATTTGTCTCAGCACGTCGACTTAAATATTCGTCAGCGTTTGGACTTAAAGCCGACTGGGTATCGACATTCAGGCCATTCCAAGCTTTCCGCATTTTCAACAAACCACGAATCGCGCTAACTATCCACAATGATGAAAGAACTAATGTGCCGGAACCAACAATCACCCTAAAAACTGGAGCGGTGTTTCCAAACCGCAATATCATTCCGCGAGGATCACGCAGAAAATGCCCAAAACGTCTACGCACCAAATAATAATTAATATAGGCGCGCGTGAAGCATAAAGTGCCAGCAAGGCACGACCAACCCAGGGCAATGTAACAAGAGAAAGTGGAAAATGGGGTAAAAAAGGCGTAACCGTTCAAAAAATTTAATGCAAGCCACATGCCGCCTGTTCCCACCCAAATATAAGCATTGTGAGCCATCACTCTCCAATAAATCGAAAACCCCCTCAAAAGATCTAGGAAGGTTGTAGCTGACAATTGCTCTCGCTCGAATGGATCGGGGACTGCTTCTTCGAAAGAAATACTAGGAGCACGGATGTCATTCGCTTCCCCCGATTGCTCGCGGAAATTGTTCACACATTTGCATCGTAGTGATATGGAATGGCAATTCTTGCACAAATGCACATGTTCGTGTAAAACAGTCTGAGTAGCGATAAAAGACTTTTGGGAAACATGGTGAGCGTGGGCGTCGTGAGCGAGATAATCAGCTGCATCAAGAAGTGAAACATTCTCAAGCACAACACCATTGTGCTCTATGGGTACGAAACGTGGAATATCTTTGCCTCCAAGAGTGGGATTCTTCTCAGAAACACACTTCTCAAGAGTCAAATCCCACATATCGGGAAACTGTCGCTCCTCCTCTGGCAAAGATTGAACAAAAGCTACCGCTTTTGCAGGATCCAACATGCGTGACCCAGACGAACCGTTATCCAAGCCAAACGCAGATCTTACCTTCACCTTAATGCGGACATTGACGCGCCGCAAAATAGACGTAGGTTCGTTCGAATAGACGTTAGCTTGAAAGTCTTCTACATTGCTCGTAATAAGTAATGTCAAAGGTGCAACAATCGTTTTGCCCTTCGAGTCAACGTCAGCCTTTAAAGCAACTTCCGGATTGTTATTGTTGTACTTTATAATCCATGATAAAGGAGATACATCCACAAAGTTCGAGTTAGTATTGCATAAGTCATCCAACACGACTGTCTCCGAGTTGGAGAAAAGTCCCGTCTGGAACTTATCTCCATCATTGTGAACATATTTGTATTGCTGATCCCCGGAACCACCGCACGCTTTCACGCACACCATATTCAAAATGACACCAACTGAAGACTTACCGACACTAGAGGGACCGGTGACGGCAAGACAATATGGAGCCATCCGAAGGGCACCAGATCTCAATTTGCGCTCAAAGTCATTCTTCATCCGTACTAGTCCAACCATTTTGTTCCACATCAGATGCTTTTCTGGGCATCTTGCCAAAGTTGCATATACCGATTTCATGTAAGAATACACATCTTCATACAGATCGAGATAGGCATTGTCGTCCATTCCAGCCCCTTCCCAATCTCCATCCATCATCATAGGATGAATGCGAATAAAATTCAAATACTTCGCATCGAAATTGGCAGCCTCAATGTCGGTGAATAAAATAGGTCTCAATGACTTCTGAGTGAAACAAGTATACCCAACTTCGATGAAGTACGTGATAGCCTCCACAACCATTTGTGCTGTATCAACGATATTCGCATTATCTAACCTATCTCGTAAGTTCTTCGAAAAAAGAGGAACACCAGCCAAAGAAAAATCGAGATTTATGGCGGTGCACATGCCGGAGCTCACCAATAGACCAACTATATCCGTTATCCGAATGAACAAGGGTGACGACTTTAATTTCTTCCAGTCTGCTAGTCCCGATTTCATATAAGATAGAAAGTCAGTCATGGATTGTGGTTCAGGTTCCATATCAGAAAATATGACTCTTGTACAGTAATCCGAGAGCTGGACGGCCAAGCTCTTACTACAATACGTCTTGAAATGAGTGAGTAAAAGAGCACTTGCGGTGATAAGGCTATTGCAAGTGTAGAGTCCCCCCATAACGGTGATCCACTTTTCGACGTTATCCGCGTCAAACTTAGTCATTACGCGTATGAATGACATCTGGGATGAAAAGCAATTCCGCCAATCAAGAGATCCTACAATGGTAGATCTAACTTCCATCTCTGCGGAGGCGTTTGCCTGTCTCTCCCGTAGAAAAATATGAAATCTGTCCAAATCACTAGAGTGATAATTCAAGCCGCTAAAGAAGACACGAGCAAATCTAACCCAATAGGTGAGAATCCAAAGGTACAAAGATGCTGGACTGGCGATCCGCCACATATGTGACACTGGGGATGTCTCAGTGCTGGAAGTTCCTCCAGAATGATGTTCAAACTTGCTAATCTTTCGAGCAACTATCATCTTAGGAACAGAGAATGCAGTTTTATGAGAGTTCTTACACTCGCGAGCCCGCTCATTGAGGACTTTTAACTGCTTTTCATATGCTTTTTTCTCTCCATGCTTCTTGGAAAAGAACTTAGAGGAGCCGTACTTGCCAGATTGGGGAATCATGGGACGAGTACCGTACATGCGTATCAATTGCAATTCAGTAGATAATCTATGCTCCTCACACAGAGTCCACAGGTAAATAGTACACAGCAATAAAGCAAGAACTTGAACACAAAAGAGAAGAAAAACATCCAATTGATAAAAGAAAGGTGCCAGAAAGAAGGCAACGAAAGTCCAAAATGGATAAAAACGATACCTCCCTCGAAATGATCGAGCAGAAATCCTACTAGAATAACCAGTAGCTTCGATCTTATGGTGAAGATCGGTCAAAAGTTGAAATTGGTAGATCAAAAAGAAACTCAAAGGCAAAAGAGCGCAGAGTGGGAAAAGAATAAGTAAGTATGACATGCTTTCTTGAATTCTCTTCCACCCTATCTCTCACCTTTGAGTTTCCAAGAATGTATAAAACATTCAATGGAAGCTCAAAAGTGCACACACTATTTTACTAAGTCCTACAAAAGGACCCTTAACGTTCCAATTATATACTTGGGCAGTATCATGAGAAAAATATTCGAAGTTGCAAAATCGAAAGGGGTAATGACCCCCAATCGATTTTCCCGCATACTTCGAACTAATCTCAAAAATTGAAAAAGTGAGTGACGAAACCCCGTTATTCCACAGCACATGGAATACCTGGGAGGTGAAAGTGGCGCGATTTTTCAAAAAGGTCATCGCGCTAACCTGGCCACAAGGCAGTGTAGTCCGTTCTCTTTTGGCATAAAGAGAGGACAAATAACCAAAAAGTGTGATTGATTATCACAATAGATCTAGTTCTGATCAGTTGGTGTTCTAAACACCATGTTGTTCCCTAGGAAATCGACCTAGGACGAGTACTTCTAACTCTGTTTTAGTTGTAGGCGACAAGTGAATGGCATTATTTATTGGCCATAAACTCAGTAATAAACTTGGAGTACAATACAAGGATTATGCAGAACTCAATGAGCCTAGAGCATACCTAGTCTCAAAACGCTGATATATAATATTCAATTACATACACAGTCTTATATTCGATTAACCAGATGATGGTAGATTCATCAAATGCTCCAAAAACCCCGATATTATAC